AACATCACCATTGGCCCGACCAGCGGCACCAGAACGACCACGATCAACGGCACGGTTGTCCTGAGCAGCGCACTTCCTGTTGCCAGTGGCGGCACGGGGACGGGCTCCACACCCACCAACGGCCAGCTCCTGATTGGCAACGGCAGCGGCTACACGGTCTCCACCCTGACTGCGGGCTCAGGCATCTCGATCACCAACGGCGTCGGGTCAGTGACGATTGCGGCTATAGCGCCAGCGGTCACCGTGCGTGGCATCACTCTCACCGGCAGCGCGGGCACCTTTAGTAACGCCGGAACGCCCGGAACCTACCCGCTGCTGGGCTACACGGTAAGCGGTTCCAACTTTGGGGCGGGATACTACAGAAGCACGTCCAGCGGAAACTTCTCTACAAGCAACGTCCTTACTTCGGCAACGATTGTAAATAGCGCGGGGGTGACCACAAGCTACACCGCCGGTACTGACTTTTCTTCTTCTCTGACGTTTTCGGTGATGGATGATGCCGTAGGCTTTTACGCTTGGGCTATAACCAATACCGCGCTTCAAACTCTATTTTCAGACACTGCTACCGCAACTACGTCTCCAAGCCTGCGGCCCCTGAATGCCTCCATGGCATCCGATACTACAAACCCCGGTATCACGGTATCCCGGTCTCCGGGAGCGCCGTATAACAACACGGGCTTCTTTGGCAGCGGCATTTACGTCACTAAGGTCAGTACCGTTTACACCCTAGCCTTTGGCACCAATGACACCTTGGCATCCTCCGGCTTCACCGTCACGGCTCTGTCGCTTACCATTAACAACTCCCTCACAACCTACATAGCCGGGACGGACTTTTTCCCGTCTTCACCCCAGAACTCTTCAACCGGCATGTTCTCCATGAGCATGACGGTGTCGAACGCAACGCTGCAGACGCTGCTTGATAACTCCATCCGCGCGTAACGGCGATCTAGGACACGAATATGTACGCGAAGATTGAAAACGGGGCCGTGGCGAAGTACCCCTACATGTTTGAGGAGCTGCAAGCGGACCACCCTGATGTGGTGTTTTCCATGCCTCCGACAGAGGAAGAGCTTGCAGCTTGCGGGGTCAAAGTGCCGGTTTATGGCGCTCCCATAACGCGCTCTTCGCGCACCCACATCTTCAACGCCGTCTGCACGTTGAATGAGGCGGGCGATGCGGTTGTGAATTACGAAGAGATTGAAAAGCCGCTTCACGAAGCTTCGTTCAATATGCGTGACGCGCGCGACAATGCGCTGACCCGTTGCGACTGGGTCATTACCCGCGCCTTTGAAGAAGGCACCCCTGTGCCCCCTGCTTACCTTGCATATCGCCAAGCTTTGCGAGACCTGCCATCTCAGGCCGGTTTCCCTTATGACTATGTCTGGCCGCAAGAACCTGTATGATGCCACACCGCGTGGCTGGATAATGGAGACTGATATGACGTTCGAGTGGGATGTGACCGCAGCGCCGTTTTACGAGAACCACGAAGGCAATGCCAAAGCGGTTTACGCTGTGTTCTGGCAGGTCACTGCCAGTGATGGCGAGAACGACGCCAGCGACAACGGCTGCATCGGCCTCGACCTGACGGGTGACAATTTCACGCCGTACGAAAGCCTGACCCGCGAACAGGTGGTTGGCTGGGCTAAGTCTGCACTGGGCGATGAAGCGGTGGCGCGGATCGAGGCCCATCTGGCCGCATCCCTGACCGCTGCTCAATCGCCGCCTGCCGCGCTGCCTTGGGCCGAGTAGAACTTATACAGTAGTCGCTAGCCGTGTTATAGGGGGGGGCTTACATATGTTCGGTTTCCTCCCCTTTGCTACAGCGCCATTTTCGGCGCAAAGCGCTCCTGTCAGCGTTTCCGTCACAGGTGTATCTGCGACCGGCGAAGTCGGCACAGTCGTTACTCAGGCTATCGCCAACGTACCTGTTATAGGTGTATCTGCGACCGGCGAAGTCGGCACAGTCGCTACTCAGGCTAGCGCCAACGTACCTGTTATAGGTGTTGAAGCTACTGGCGAAGTCGGCACAGTCACTGCCTCGATCCCCAAGCCGGTCCCGGTTACTGGTGTTGAAGCTACTGGCGAAGTCGGCACAGTCGCTATTCAGGCTATCGCCAACGTACTTACCACAGGTGTTGAAGCTACTGGCGAAGTCGGCACAGTCACCGCTCGCTCCAGCTATTACGTTACGGGCGTCTCTGCGTTTGGCTCGGTCGGTACGGTAACGGTAACCGGTAAGAGTAATGTCTTTGTTATCGGCGTACAGGCTACCGGGTTAGTCACTACTCCGCTCGTCTGGGGTGTTATCAACGACGATCAGACACCCAACTGGGTATCAGTCGACGACTCGCAAAGCGTAACTTGGTCTGCTATAAACGACAATCAGACGCCCAACTGGGTACCAGTCAACGACTCGCAATCTACCACATGGAGTGCTATAAACGACGGGAACACCGTGGTATGGACCGAGATACCAACGTAAGGGACGAACATGCCTAGCACGTACAGCAACCTCAAAATCCAGCTGATGGCCACGGGTGAGAACAACACCACGTGGGGCAACGTCACCAACACCAACCTCGGTACTGCTCTGGAAGAAGCTATTGCAGGCTCTGCTGATGTGGCGTTTTCTAACGCCAACGTCACCCTTACCTTGACGGACACCAACGCTGCGCAAACTGCGCGTAACATGCGCCTCAACCTGACGGGCACTGCCACTGCGGGTTATAACCTCGTCGTCCCGGCTATTGAGAAACCGTACATCGTCAACAACGGTACCGATGGCACGATCACCGTCAAGAACACCACCGGTACAGGCATCGCTGTCCCTGCCGGCAAGACCATGTGGGTGTTCAATAATGGCACTAACGTCGTAGATGTAACTACTCACCTCACGTCGCTGACGCTTGCTTCTGCGCTTCCTGTCCTCTCTGGCGGCACGGGTGCGTCTGATGCAGCTACTGCTCGCTCCAACCTCGGCCTCGGCTCTCTCGCTGTTCTCTCGTCGATCAACAACTCCAACTGGTCTGGTACCGTTCTGGCGGTAACCAACGGCGGCACTGGTGCATCCGATGCGGCGACAGCGCGGTCTAATCTTGGCGCGGGTACCGTTACCTCAGTTGCTACCACAGGCACAGTCAACGGCATCACTCTTACGGGCACCGTTACCTCATCGGGTACGCTCACCCTTGGTGGCGCGCTCTCCGGCGTTAGCCTGACCACGCAGGTCTCCGGTACGCTTCCTATTGCTAACGGTGGTACGAACGCCACAACGGCTGCGGGCGCGCGCACCTCACTTGGTTCGACTACGCTGGGCGATAATCTCTTTATTATCACCAACCCCAGCGCGGTCACGTTCCCACGCTTCAATGCGGACAACACGGTCTCTGCGCTGGACGCCGCTTCGTTCCGCACTGCAATCGGTGCAGGTTCTGGCGGTGGTTCCGTCACCTCGGTCAGCGGCACCGGCACGGTCAATGGTCTCACCCTCACTGGCACGGTTACCACTTCGGGCTCGCTCACGCTGGGCGGCACGCTCTCGGGTGTCGCCAACAGCGCACTGACCAACTCCACCATCACCATTAACGGGTCGGCTATTTCACTTGGCAGCTCGGTTTCAGTCGGCACGGTTACCAGCGTAGCAGGTACCGGCACGGTCAACGGTCTCACACTTTCTGGCACGGTTACCAGCACCGGCAACATCACGCTCGGGGGCACGCTTTCCGGCATCGCCAACAGCGCGCTAACTAACTCCGCTATTACCATCAACGGGTCATCTATCTCACTTGGCGGCTCGGTTTCGGTCGGCACGGTCACCTCTGTCGGCGGCACTGGCTCGGCCAACGGCCTGTCTCTCTCCGGCACGGTTACCAGCACCGGCAACATCACACTTAGCGGTAGCGTCACTTCGGTGGCCACAACGGCAACCATTGATGGCGTTACTATCGGGTATCGTAGCATCCCCCGCTCGACCACGAGCGGCACCGCAGTGGTGGGTGACGTTGGTAAGTGCATCGCGGTCACTGCTGGTATCACGATCCCAAACAGCACTTTCGCTGCTGGGGACGCCGTCTCTATCTATAACGATAGCGGGTCGGCCATCACAATCACGGCGGGCGTCACAACCCTTCGCCTTGCGGGGACAGCCACTACCGGCAACCGAACGCTGGCTGCGCGCGGTATGGCTACCGTCTGGTTCAACAGCGCAACTGAGGCGGTCATCTCCGGCGCGGGAGTTAGCTAATGAGCGGCATCCAAATGGCGCTGCTCGGGTCGGTGGGCGGCTTCGCTCCTGTCACCAACACATACACATCTGGCACTGCTGCTACTGAGACGGTGCCTACTGGCGCTACGCAGGTTGTTATCACGCTAGACGGTGGCGGTGGTGCGGGGGGCTTCAACAGTAGTTCGCAGGGCGGCGGTGGCGGTGGTGGTGGCCGCTCGGTCAAGACTATCGCAGTGGTTGGTGGTAACACCATGACCTACACGGTCGGCAGCGCTGCCGGTGGGCGCAGCACTAATGGCACCGGCACGGCGGGTGTCGCCTCAACCACGTCGGGTACTGTATCAGGAGGCTCCGTAAGCATGACCTCCAACGGCGGAGGCGGCGGCACCACAAGCACGGGTGGAGCAGGCGGCACTGCTTCGGGCGGCGATACTAATACCACAGGTACTGCGGGTTCCGCAGGTGGATTGCCGGATGAAGGCGCAGGCGGTGCTGGTGCAAGTGGCGCGGCAGGGGGCACCACTGCCTCACTCAACGGTGTGGCTCCGGGCGGCGGTGGTTGTGGTAGCGGTCTCGACCTTGGTAGCGTTACCTCTGGCTCGGGTGCGCGCGGCCAAGTTTCGTTTGCGTATACATAAGGGGTAGGTAGCTAATGCCCTTCATCAAGCTCCAGTTTAAGCCGGGTGTGAACCGCGATCAAACCGACTACTCTAACGAGGGCGGCTGGTACGAGTGCGACAAGATTAGGTTTCGCTCCGGCTACCCGGAGAAGATTGGCGGCTGGGTCAAGTCTACGCCGACCTCGTTTGTCGGCGTGTGCCGTCAGATGTGGAACTGGATTACCACGTTCAACGACAACCTGCTCGCCCTTGGCACTGACGCCAAGGTGTATATTGAAGAGGGTGGCTACTACTACGACATCACGCCCTTTACCACTGCGCTAGCAGGGTCAAACACGTTTGCGGTGACTAACGGCTTGGCTGTGGTTACGGTGACTACGACCACCTCACTTCCAGCTCAGCTCGTAACTGGTGAACCTGCGCTCATCTCTGGCTTTGCATCGCCCCTTGGCGGCATCCCGATTATCGAGCTGAACGGTGCCCGCACAATCACCAAGACAGGGGCCAACAGCTTCACGTTCACCACAACGACAGCTGCCACTTCTACTACCTCTGTAAGCGGCGCGGGTTTTACCGTGCAGGCTGAAATTGTACCGGGTAACGCTATTACCATTGCCGGCCTTGGCTGGGGTGCGGGTACTTGGGGGCGTGACGCATGGGGTCTCGGCGCGACTTCGGGTGGTATCAACTTCCCGCAGCGCGACTGGTGGTTTGACAACTTCGACAACGACCTTGTGATGAACATCCGTAACGGTGCGGGCTACTGGTGGGTGCGTGGGTCAGACGATGACCCCTCTGACTCGCTGGCTACACACGCGATAACGCTCCAAGATTACGCAACAGCCGAAGGCTACACAGCCAGCGCGGTCCCGGTAAAAATTATGCAGCTGCTAGTATCGCAGCAGGACAAGCATCTCCTTGCCTTTGGCGCAGTGCCGTTTGGTTCAACTAGCGAGGCGGACTTCGACCCCCTGCTTATTCGCTGGGCCGACCAAGATACTCCGGGCGACTGGACCCCGACTCAGACCAATACGGCTGGTGACCTGCGCGTTTCGCGTGGGTCTAAGATCATCCGTGCGCTGCCGACCCGGCAGGAAGTCTTGGTTTGGACCGACACCAACCTTTACACCTTGCAGTTCCTCGGCACGACGGACGTCTTTGGACTTCAGGAGTACGCCGATAATATCTCGGTGGCCTCCTCACGTTCCATGGCATCGGCGGCTAACATCACCTACTGGATGGG